CGGGTGATCGATGGCGGCGGCGGCAAGCCGCCAACCGGCGGCCGTCCCGCCGACGGCGAAACGCCCTGTCCGGTGACGCCGCTCGGCGATGCCGACGGCGTCTGGCATTTTCTCGATCCGCTCGGTAAGAAACGCCAGCTGACCGCGCGCGAATTCGGCAATCGTCATGTCGTGCGCGGATTGTTCCGTGGCGACGAACGATGGCTGCGCGAAAAATTCCCCGACCGCAAGGAATTCGAAAACGAGCACGGCGGCAAGGCGGTGCGCGTGGTCGGCTTTCAGCTCAACGCCGCCGCGGCATGGCTGCAAAAATTGTGTTCCGATCAGGGTCTTTACGGCGACTTCCTGCAGCTGCGCCGCCCCGGCATCTGGCGCGGCGACGATGGGCTGCCGATTGTGCACGCCGGCGACGCGGTGCTGATCGAAGGCAGCTGGTGCGCCGCCGGCACCCGCACCGGCAATCAGATCTGGATCGCCACGCCGCCGGCCCCGCGCCCCGCTGCGCCGTGCGATCACAGCGTCGGGGAATCGTTTCGTGAGGAAATCCAGCGGCTGTGGAAGTTCCGCCTCGGCGGGGCGCCGCATCTGCTGCTCGGGCTGATCGCCACCGGCATGCTCGGCACCGCCGCGCGCTGGCGGCCGAACGCGTTTCTGTGCGGCGAGGGCGGCAGCGGCAAGACCATGCTGATGGATGTGCTGCGCGCCGCCTGTCCGATGCATGCCTACAGCAACAACGCCAGCGAGGCCGGCGTCACCAGCCTGATGAACGGCCGCGTCGTGCCGATCTTCATCGATGAGAGCTCGGACCGGCAGAACCAGGGCGGTGCCGATGCGCTGATGGATCTCGTGCTGGCCTCGGCCTCGGGCGACGGCACCAAGGCGGTCCGCGGCCGCGCCGACGGCGGTTTCCGCACGATCGAAATGGCCGGCTGCATCCTCTACGGCTCGGTCAACCCGCCGAGCATGCAGCCGCAGCATCTCGGCCGCATCACCTTGATCGAGCTGCTGAAGCCCGATGGCGGCGAAGATGCGCGTGCCGAGCAAACCGCGCTCGCCGAATGGGCCCGTATCAACGGTCCGGCGTTGTGGGGCCGGGTGATCGCCAGCGCCGAGCGTTGGCATGCCAGCCTGACGGTGTTCCGCACCGCGCTGGCCGAGGCAGGCTGCGCGGCACGCGAGATGGATCAGATGGGCGCGCTGCTGGCCGGCTGGTGGATCCTCACGCACGAAGGCCTGCCGGGCGAGGCGGGTGCGCGCGAAGGCGTCGGCATGGCCGCCGAATTCATCCGCCCGGCCTCGGATACGATCGAGGACAGCGGTCCGCGCCGCGCCGTGCAGCACCTGCTGTCGCAACTGATCCAGTTCGACGGCACCACGCGACAGGAACAGGTCGGGATCCTGCTGGAGCGCGCCTGGACGCCATCGGATGAGGCCTGGGACCATCAGGCCGACGCCAAAGTGCTGGCGCGCTTCGGCATGCGTCCGATCCGCCCCTGTCTGGAGCGGTTTCAATGGCGGGTGCCGATGCCGGAGGAGCCGGATTTTCCTAACGGTCCGGTGAACTGGCGGGCGCGTCCCGATCGGCCGGGTGACGTGATCGCCGGCTGCACCTGCAAATCCTGTCTCGACCATCAGAAGCGTCCCGTGCCCCGGCTGAGCGCCGGTGGCGGCATCTGGTTGATGCCAATGGCGCTCAAGCCGCTCTATCGCGGCGTGCACGGCCTCGATGGCGATCGCTGGCAGATCGAGCTGCTGCGGCTCGGCACCCGATCGCGGACGTCGGTGCGCGTCGGCGGCGTCGTAGGCAAGGCGATCTGGCTGCCGCGCGAGGCGATCGATGACGGCGGTGGCCAATGAAATCAACGCTGTAACCGCTGTGACCGGCTTGTGACCGCCCTGTGACCGGGGAATGGTAAGGAATTCAATGCTGTAACCGCGTGACCGCCTGACCAGCGATTTCCTTTATGTGAGTTCTCGCTCATAGGACAAACACCGGTCACACAGGTTACAGGTTACAGATAGATAAATAGAATAAGGATATCAGCATGCTGGAAGATTTTCGTTACTGTGCCCGAACTGAGACCGCTGTGACCGCCCGTCGCACAATGACGGACGCCATGACGCAGCTGGTTGCCGGCGTCATCGTCGAGCTGGAAGCCGCCGGCGCCACGCTTCTCGCGCTGCCGATGAGCGGCTATTCGACCACGCTGCGCACCGGCGGTCTCGACTTCGTGCGCGACGCGATCGAGAGCTACGGCTGGACCGACATGCCGATCCGCCCCGCGGTGCCATCCTCGCGCGCGATCAGTCGGATGGACGCCGCGTTGGCCTGGATCTCGCTGATCCCGGAAAACCGTCTGGTGCTGCGCCGCATCGTCGGTGCGCGCGCGCTGGTGCATCCGATCACCGAACGGCATCTGTTCTCGTGGCGCCGATTGGGCAATCTGCTGAAGACCGATCATCACGCGGTGCAGCGCCAGCACCTGGAAGGGATCGAGCTGATTGTGGCCCGTCTGGCGACCCAAAAATAAATTTCAATATGCGCTCCACAAATCCCACGGAATCGGGTATCGATTTATCACGCTACGCGAATCCCGTGCCCGCCCGGTCTCCTGACCTGGTGGGCACGCTGCGTTTGGGGGTAATCCGTGTGATCGAGCTCTCGATTGACGACGCCGGCCTGACGCGAATGGAGCGCTCGCTGACCATCATCGCCCGCGAGCAGCTGCCCTTCGCCATGTCGCGCGCCCTGAACGATTGCGCCAAAGCCGCAACCGTGGCCGTCAATCGTGCCATGCCCGAAGTCTTCGATCGGCCGACGCAGTTCACTGAACGCGCGGCCGTCGCCCCACGTGCCCTGGCTGCCACCAAAACCCGCCTGCTTGCCGAACTGACGCTGCGTCCCATCCAGGCGCAATATCTGCAGCTCGAGGAAACCGGTGGTGTGCGCACCGGCGCGATGAACACCCGCAAGCCGTCGAAGACCGTGCTACTGCCAGGCAAGGCGATGCCGCTCGACGAGTTCGGCAATATCCCGCGCGGCACGATCGCCGGATTTGCCGCGCAGGTCAGACCGCCGTCGAAACGCACGCGCGCCAAGGCTGCGGCAAAATCTGCGCCCGCCGTGTTCTTCCTGCCCGCTGCATCGCCGGCCAATCTGGCGAAGATCTCGGGGTGGTTCCGTCGCCTCCCCGGTCACACCCTGACCCGGCTGACCGCCTTCGAAAAATCCACGCACTATCACGAACGCATGGGCTACCGCGCCCGGGTCGAGGCCGCCGTCCGTGCGACGTGGCCGAAGGCGATGCTCGGCCGGCTGCACGAGGCCATAAAAACCGCGCGCTGACGCCGCGCGGGTCCTTCCCCCCGGTCCCGGCCACCACGGGTATTTCGCACCCCGGTATGGGGGTGGCGCTTAGTAAAATTTTTGGAGGTTCGGTTGTCATTGGCGTGCTCGTCTGAGGCGCCGCCCGGCATCCCAGCCGTGCGCGTCAACAAGCGGGAGCTGGCCCGTATACTCGGCGTGTCCCTGCCGACGATCGGCGCGTGGCTCGACCGCTATCCCGAGTTCCCGGTGCTGCAATCCGGCACCAACGGCCGCGAGTATCAGTTCGACGCCGTCGCCGTCCGCGACTTCATGGCGATCAAGGATGCCGAGGAAGAGCGGCTCGAAAAGGAGCGGGAGGCGGCGATCGCCCAGCTCGGGCTGCCGCTGGAAGAGCAGACTGAGGACGGCGCCGGCGCCCTGAAACCGCGCGAGCGGCTCGACCATGTCCGGGCAATCTCGGCCGAGGACAAGCTGCGCCAGGAACGCGGCTTCCTGGTCAGCGTGCCGGCGGCGCGGCAGGCGATGACGGCGGCGGTCGCACGGTGGAACCGGGCGATCCATGCCCGCATCCGCCAGGACGGCCGAGACTTCAACCTGCCGGATGCCGTGGTGCGGGCCTTGCTCGCCGGCGTCGCCGAGACCCAGCACCAGTTCGTGCGCGAGCTGGGCTACGACGCGGGCCTGACCGAAGCCGGCCGCAATGCCGCCTGATATCCCTTACTTCGACGCCGGCCAGCTGGTCGCCGAGGTCTTCGCCGCTGCCTTCCTGCCGCCGACGCCGGTCAACGCCGCCGAATGGGCCACACGCCATCGCTGGCTCACCAACGACGGCGGCGGCTATGTCGGCCGCTGGCGTCACGATATCGCGCCCTATCTCCGCGAGCCGATGGAGGTGGTCAGCGACAATGCGTTCCTTACCGGCGTGGTGGTTGGGCCGGGGCAGTGCGGCAAGACAGAAATCGGGCTGAACTGGCTCGGCGCCTCGATCGACGGCAACCCGGGCGATCTGCTGTGGTACATGCAGACCGATTCGGCTGTGCAGGCCTTCGTGAAGTCGCGCATCAACCCAATGATCGACGAACACGAGGTGCTGCGCTCCAAACGAGGCCTGCGGGCAACCGACGACAGCCTGTCCTACAAGCAGTTCACCGGCATGGCGGTCGAGTTCCTGGCGGCCACCCGTAGCGCAATGATCAACAAGCGGGCGCCGCGGATCCTGGCCGACGAATGGGACGCCTATGATCCGTCGATCGGCGATCCGAAGATACTGCTCGATATTCGCCGGCAGACCTTCGGCCGCGAATCCATGCTGCTGGCGCTGTCGCACCCCGATCGCGCCGGCGGCCTCGATCCGCGGCACTGGAATGCCGGAATCATGGCGCTCTATGCGCAGTCCGACCGGCGGATCTGGTACTGGCAGTGCCCGGAGTGCGGCGCCTGGAGCTCGCCCAATCCGACCGCCGAGCGCGTGATGGTCCTTGACTATCCCGACGCCGACGGTGTGCCGCTCGATGAGATCGCCGACGCGACGCGGCTGCTCTGCCCGGTCAACGGCTGCGTGCTGGAAGACGCGGCTCGCAAGCAGATGAACCTGACGGGCCGCTGGATCGGCGCCGGTCAGACGATCGACCAGGACGGCACGGTGACCGGCGCGCTGGCGCCGTCCGATGCCGCCGGCTTCTGGATCGTGGGCCTGATGTCGCCGTTCCTGCTGCAGGGCATGGGCGGCCTTGCCCGCGACCGGGTGAAGGCCACGCGGGAGCGGGAGGCGACCGGCAGCGACACGACGCTGAAGGAAGTCATCGTCAAGGGCTGGGGCCTGCCATACGAACGGCCGCGTGCCGTGGGCTCGATCGACGCCAACGTGCTCGCCGATCGTGCCGACGCCTCGCTGCCCCTGGGCATTGTGCCGGAGGGCGTGCGTTTCCTGACCGGATTTGCCGACGTCCAGGCAAACCGTTTCGAAACCCTGATCCGCGGCTGGGGACCGCGCGGCGAGAGCTGGATCATCGATCACCGGATGCACCGGGCGGATACCGCGACCAGTCCGGAAGCCTGGGATGCCCTGTTCGTCTGGTTGCTGGACACGCCATGGCCGCTGGCCGGCAATCCGGGTCGCTTCATGCGCCTGCGGGCAGCCGGTTTCGACAGCGCCGGCGCGCCCGGCGTGACGCAACAGGCCTATGACGCGTGGCGGCGGGCGCTGGCGGCACGGAAAACCCGGATGCTGGGCCGGTTCGACGGCCGCGAGGCCTGGAACCTGATCGGCACGAAGGGCGCGGCCTCGCTTGGGGCGGCGCCGCTGCAGGTGACCCGGCCCGACAGCGCGCGGAATGATCGACGCGCCCGCAGCGGCGGCGCGGTGCCGATCGCGTTATTCGGCGCCAACGGGTTCAAGGACAATCTCGCCGGCCAGCTCGGCCGCGGCGAGCCCGGTCCCTGGTATGTGCACTTTCCGGCCGGCCTGCGATCCGAGGCGCCGCCGCACCTGTGGTTCGAGCAGCTGGTCGCGGAGACGCGGAAAAAGAACGGCGCCTGGGAACAGACCGCGGCGCGCAACGAGGCGCTCGATCTGATGGTGGGCTGCCACGTGGTGGCGCACCTGCATGGTCTGGCCCGCATCAACTGGGACCGTCCGCCAGCCTGGGCGGCGGCCTGGGATACGAATATTTCGATAGGTGCCACGACGGCTGGGCCCGTCGCGGGGATGGCACCTACCGCTCCGGCGGCGGCGCCGCCTTCCGCTGCCGCCGGAGCCACCGCATTGCCAGGGCCACGCTCCCTCGGGGCGATGCTGCCGTAAGACATCAAGGGAGGCGGTCATGACTTTCAACCAGAACGATTCCGTCTTCGCCGGCATGTCGCAGCCGGCTCTGCAGGCGGCGCTGAGCAGCGCGCAAACCGCCCTGATCGCGCTGCAGAGTGGGGCCCAGGTGGCGACCGTCACGTATTCGATGGGCGAAGGAAACCGGAGCGTGACGTATCGGCGCTCAAATCCAGGAGCTCTCGTGCAGCTGATCAATGAGCTGAAAGCCTGCCTGGGCATGGCGACGCACGCCCGGCGCGGCTTCCGCGTGAGCTTCTGATGACCGGCCTTGTCGCCGCTGACGGTGTGACGCCGCTGGTGCGTGCGACGCCGCCGGTTGCGCCGCCGAAACGGCGCGCCGCGCTGTCGGGCGACGCGGCCTGGAGCTTTCCCTACGACGCATCCAGTTGGTACCAGCCGGAAAGCGACGGCTGGTTCCCGATTACCTACTCGCCGGACCATGAGATCAACGTCTACCGTGATCGCATGGTCGGCCGGGTGCGGGATCTCACCCGCAACGACGGCGCCGCGACCGGTGCGATCCTGTCGACCCTGGATCAGGTCATCGGTGGTGCCTATCGGCTGATCTCGCTGCCGGACTATCGCTGGCTGGCCCGGCATTTCGGGCCGGCGTTCGACGCGGTCTGGGCTGAAGAGTACCGGCAGGCCGTCGAAGGCGAGTGGCGCAACTGGTCGGAAGACCCGCTGTTCTTCAACGACGCCGAGCGCCAGCTCAACATCGCCGATCAGATGTGGCTGGCGCTGCGGCACCAGCTGGTCGACGGCGACACGCTGGCCATCGCCGAATGGCATCCCGAGCGGGTCGGTTATGGGCGTGCCCGCTATGCCACGACGCTGCGGCTGCTCGACCCCGATCGGATGTCAAACCCGAACGAAATGATCGACACGCGGCATCGTCGCGGCGGCGTCGAGATCGACGACGACGGCGTGCCGATCGGCTACCACATTCGGCGCGGCCACGCGTTCGACTGGTATCAGTCGGTCGACAGCATGATCTGGGACTTCATCCCGCGGGAAACCGACTGGGGCCGTCCGGTCGTGCTCCACTACTACGATCGCGACCGCGCCACGCAACATCGCGGCCTCGCGGCGTTCATCCCGGTGCTGAACACCTTCAAGATGCTCAACCGGTTCGATGCGGTGACGCTGCAGGCGGCCGTGCTCGCGGCGGTGTTCAGCCTGTCGGTCGAAAGCCCGTATGACCCGGAGGGGCTGAAGGAAATGCTCGAGCCGGGGGCCAGTACGATTGAGCTCAACAATTACTCGCAGATGCGCGCGGATTATCACCGCGACCGGCCGATCCAGTTGAACAACGCAACCGTTCTGCCGACGTTTCCGGGCGAGAAGATCAATGCGCTGGGGGCGACCCAGCCGGGTCCGGAATACGACCCTTTTACACATGCCGTGTATCGGCGTCTGGCCGCCTCGCTTGGCACAACGGTCGAGGAAATCACCCGCGACTGGACCAAGACGAATTACAGCTCGGCGCGCGCCGGGTTTGTCTCGGCATGGCGCACCATCTCACGCCGGCGGGCGCGGTTCGACCGCGGCTTCGCCAAGGGCCTGTATGTCGCCTGGCACGAGGAAGCCTATGAGATTGCGGACCTGCCGCTGCCGGCCAACGCGCCCGACTTCGCCGAGGCGCGCGGCGCGCTGGCCCGCTGCAAATGGATCGGCGCGCCGCGCGGTTGGGTCGATCCGGTGAAGGAAGCCCAGGGCGCCGTGCTGCGCATGGACGCGGGCGTGTCGACGTTGCAGCAGGAAGCCGCCGAGCAGGGCCACGACTATGAAGAGTTGCTGCAACAACGTGCTCATGAGCGGAAGTTGATGGCCGAATGGGGCATTCCGTATCCGGAATGGATCGCCGGTATCTCGCCGCAAACCGGCGAGGGCGAACCGGCGGCACAGCAGTCGGCAAAGCCGCGGCCGCAATAGACGTGTCCGATGCAGATCATTAGCCGAGCGGCAGCTAAAGAGGCTGGCGCCGCGCCTGTCGTATTCGCGCGGCAACTGGGGCTGCTGTGCTGAATTTTCCCTTTCTTTCGCAGCAGATCTTCAACCGGCCGCTGGCGATCCGGCCGGAGAAGGCCGAGATCATTATGGGCGCGCTGGCCGATCGCCTTGGCATCGTGCGCCTGCGGCTGCCGGATGGGCGCATCCGCGCGTTTGACGGCGGCGACGTGATCTTCGACAGCGATGGGCCGGTCGGCCAGGGCGCGGGTTATGAGGCGGTCGCCGGCGTCGCGGTGATCGAGGTGCATGGCACGCTGGTGCAGCGCCAGCTCGGACTGCGGCCGGTGTCCGGCATGACCGGCTACAATGCGATCCGCACCAACATCTTCACGGCGCTGGACGATCCCGGCGTGAAGGCGATCGCGCTCGATATCGACAGCGGCGGCGGTGATTGCGCGGGCCTGTTCGATCTGACCGACGCGATCTTCGCGGCGCGCAGCGTCAAGCCGATCTGGGCCATCCTGGACGAGAGCGCCGGCAGTGCAGCTTATGCCATTGCCGCCGCGACGAGCCGGATCACGATGCCGCGCACCGGCTATGCCGGGTCGATCGGCGTGATCGCTCTGCACGTCGATGTGACGAAGATGCTGGAGAAAGAAGGCGTCACGGTCACTGTCGTGCAGTACGGCGCACGCAAGGCCGACGGCCAGCCGATGGTCCCGCTGTCGGCTGCGGCCCGCAAACAGATGCAGGCCGACGTCGATACCCTCGGCGAGCTGTTTGTTGGGTCGGTCGCGCGCTATCGCCGCCTGCCGGCGACGAAGATCCGTGACCAGCAGGCGGCCGTGTTCCTGGGCGCCCGGGCGCTGGAAGCCGGACTGGTTGATGCGATCCTGAGCCCGGCTGCGGCGTTCGCCGCCCTGGTGCGTTCCCTGAACTGAAGGTTCGTGTCATGGCAAAAACGACCTTGCACACCGAAGCGGAAAGCGCGGCGCACGCGCTGATCCGCGTCGGCCACTACGACATGAGCGCGGCGTGGAGCTTCTCGGCCGAGGACGGCGACGCGCTGCTCGGCCCCAAGGGCGATGACTGGGACAAATTCGGCCGCTGGCATCTCGGCGAGGACGCGTCCGAGCCGCGCGAGACCAAGGCGCACTGGAAGTATCCGTATGGCAAGGACGGCAAGGTCTGGCGCCGTGCGCTGGCCTCGATCCGGTCGCGCGCCTCGCAGAACGGGGACACCACGATTTTCGACGCCGCCGGTCGCCTGATGACGGCGATGGATGACGAAGAACAGAAAAAGGAGAGCGATGTGAGCCTACGACAGATCCTGGCCTCCCGGTTCAGCCATTTCGCGAATACGCCGGCCGCGGCCGCGGCCGAGGATGGCGGCGAAGACGACGATGAGGCGAAGCGCGCCGCCGCCAGGAAGGCCGAAGACGACGAAGCCAGGAAAAAGGCCGAGGAAGAGGAGGAAGCGCGGCGGGCCCGCCGTGCGCGCCGCGCGCGCAAGAAGGGGCGTCGCGCCAATTCCCGCGAGCGCCAGGAAAATGACGACGACGACGATAATGACGCTGACGACGCCGGCGACGACGATGAGGATGACGACGACGACGCGGACATGAAGAAGGCCGCCACGGCGGGCCACGAGGCTGCGCTCGATGCCGCGTTCCGCGCCGGCGCGCGGGCTCAGAGGCGCCGCTGTGCCGCGATCTTCGCCCATCAGGCCGCGGCCGCCAATCCCATGCTGGCGATGTCGCTCGCTTTCGAGACGTCGATGACGTCGGCCGCGGCGGTCGGCGTGCTGGAAAAAACCCCGGCACCGCCCCGCAACACCGGGTCGTCCTTGCATCAGCGCATGGCTGCCAGCGGCGCCGCCGCCATCCGCGTTCCGACCGGTGCGCCGCCCGCTCCGGGCGGCTCCCAGGCGATCGCCGCAAGCTGGGATCACGCTCTGAAGGACTTCGCGCCGGTGCGCTAAGCGCCGTCCCGCGCCGGTCCAATTTCCTGCCCCAAATCCTCCAACCTGGAGCACGCTGATGGTTTCGCCCGTATTGATTGAGCGCCGGCATTCGTTCGGCTTCCTCGTAAGCGAGGAAGAGCAGGGCCGTTCCCGCGATCAGGTGGTCTTGCTGCAGCAGACGCCGGCCGCGGCGCCGAGCGCGCCATCCCTGTCGGCCGGCACCAGCGGCTCACTGCCGACGTCGACCATTTACTGCAAGGTCACCTATGTCGGCGCCTTCGGCGAGACGCTGCCGTCCGCCGAGGCCAGCCAGGCGGTCACCGGTCCGAACGGCGACGTGGTCGTCACCGCGCCGTCGACCGTTGCCGGCGCGACCGGATGGAATCTCTACGCGTCAAGCGCCTCGGGTGGCGAATTCCTGCAGAATGCGGTGCCGAACGCTCTGGGCAGCAACTTCACGATCAACTCGTTGGTGGTGGGCGGGGTATCGCCGCCGACGGTGGCGCCCAGCACGGAGCTGCCGGCGGGCCTCATTCTCGGCCAGACCCTGGTCGGAACCTCGGCGACCTACACCGCCAATTCCGGCAACACCGGCAATTTCACCTGCGGCACGGTGACCGTTGCCCAGGGCGCCATCGAAGGCACCTATATGATCGAGTTCATTGCCGCGACGGTGTTCAACGTGCAGGCGCCGAACGGCGTCGAGTACGAAGGCCATACCGGGGTCGCGTTCAGCGCCGGCGGTCTCGGCTTCACCATCACCGCCGGCGGCACGGCCGCCGTCGCCGGCGACGGCGCGACGATCGCCCTGGCGACCAATGCCAACGCGGGGCTCTATGCGCCGCTGAACCTCTCGGCGGCCGACGGCACGCAAACGGCCGCGGCGATCCTCGCCAACGAGATCGACGCCTCATCTGCCAACACCAAGGTCACCGTGATCGACCGGGCTGCGCAGGTGAACGGCTCGGAGCTGATCTATCCGGCTGCGGCGACGGCGGCGCAGATCACCGCGATCAACGCGACCCTGGCAACGATCGGCGTTATCGTTCGCTGATCGCGTTCCCCATCATCCTGCGCGGCCTCGGCGGCGCGATTTCCATCCCTCGGAGGCTTCTCGATGGCGTCCCTCGACATCTTTCATAGCGACCCGTTCACGACGATCCAGCTCACCACGGCGGTCGAACGGACGCCGTATCTGCCGCAGGGCATCGAGGCGCTCAACCTGTTCGATGACAAGCCGATCCGCACCAAGGTCGCCATGGTCGAGCAGCGTCAGGGCCAGCTGGTCGTGCTGCCGTTCTCGGATCGCGGATCGCCGCGTACCGAGCGCACCATGGAACGCCGCCAGGCCCGCGGCTTTCAGGTGCCGCACATCGGCATGGCGGACACCATCTACGCCGAGGAAATCGCAACGATCCGCGAGTTCGGCAGCGAAACGGAACTGATGCAGGTGCAGAAGGAACTCGGCCGCCGCCTCGTTGGGCCGACAGGACTTCGTGCCAGCATTCGCTTCACCCAGGAATACCACAAGCTGGCCGCAATCCAGGGCCTGCTGCTCGACAGCGACGGCTCGGTGCGGTTCAACTGGTTCAACGAGTTCGACATCATCCAGCCGACCGAAATCGTCTTCAACTTTCCGGCCCTGGCCTCGGAGTACAGCTCATCCGTCGCGCCGCTACGGCCGCTGTGCAATCAGATCGTCCGCAACATGAAGCGGGCCGCGCAGGGCGCCTGGATCGAGGGCCGCACCCGCGCCGTCGCGCTGTGCGGCGATGCATTCTTCGACGCGCTGATTTCCAACCCGGAAGTGCGCAGCACCTATTTGAACTGGATGCAGGCGCAGGAACTGCGTCAGAACCTCGCCTTCGAGGTGTTCAACTGGGGCGGCATCGACTGGGTCAATTATCGCGGTTCCGACGATACCGTCGGGCTGGTCGGGACGACCACGTCGAGCAGCGGCACCGTCGCGTGCTCCGGCATCCAGTCGACCTATGTGATCCTCGGCAAGGAGGTCAGCGTCGTCGGCCTGCAAGTCAGCGGCCCGGGCATTCCGGCCGGCTCGACGATCGGCTCGGTTTCGTCCGGGGTGAGCTTCACTCTCGCAAACAGCGTCGTGGCAACGGCGAGCGGCACCAGCGTGTTCAATCTGGGCGCCGGCAATCAATATTCCGGCGGCGGTGCGATCTCGATCCCGGCGAACAAGGTTAAATTCGCACCCCGGTTCGCGCCGGGCATCTTCGAGAAGATCATGGCGCCGGGCGATTCCTTCGAATGGATCAACACGCTCGGCAAGCCGGAATATGTGCGCATCATCCCTGACCGCGACCGCAACGAATGGGTCCGCGCCGAGATGGACGCCTATCCGCTGCACATCTGCACCCGCCCCGAGGTGCTGTATTCCGGCACGATGGATGCGACCGCGGACTAAATGATATTAAAAGTCGTTGTGCGATCGCTGAAAGTCCGCACTGGCGCCTGGGGAACCGATAATGGACCGGATCGAAATCACCAACAAAGGCACGCTGTATCTGGGCGGCCAGCAGCACGGGTTTCCGCCGGGCAGCGTCGTTCCGCTGCGCGCCGATCATGCCGCGGTGCTGATCGCCGAAGGTCACGTGACGCCGGCGCATCATGAAACGCCGGTGACCGCCGACGTCCTCGCCGCGGCCGGCCTGACGCCGGAGGCGCTCGCCAGGGAAGGTCTCACCGCAGAGGGTCTGGCGAAGGCGGGGCTGACCGCCGAGGAGCTGATGAAGAACAGCACGCCGGACGCCGCGACCCGGGTTGCGCTGACCGCGTGAGTGCGAGCGGCCCATTAATATCAACGAGAGAGGTTACACGTCATGGCACATGCCGCCAGCATCGGCAGGATCGTCCACTACTATCAGGGCGACTACGACCCCGACAACTACATCAGCGCACAGGACAGCAAGCGCGAATGGCGTGGCACCAATGGCACGCGTTGGCATCCAGCGATCATAACCCACGTTCACACCGACGATTGCGTGAATCTTATCGTATTTTTCGATGGCAAAGGCCAACAGGTCATGACCTCGATGACGCGTTTGCCTGATGAGGTCTTCGCCGAGGGTATGCACTGTACGAACAGCGGCTGGCGTTGGCCTCCAGGCGTTTAATTGCAGCTTTTTGCCGAGCTTAGGCCATGATCGACTTCGACGTGCTGGTCAATGCGCCGTGCCATGCGGCGTTCGGGCAGACCGTCACCTATTACCCGGGCAGCGGCCCGATGCTCTCGGTGCAGGGCGTGTTCACCGACAAGTTCGTCCAGACCAGTTTCCAGGACGGCGCCGAGATCGTTAGCTTCCGCACCGTGGTGAACGTGCGGGCCGCCTTGCTGCCGGCGACGCCGGTGCAGGGCGAGTTGTTCCGCATCCAGGGCGTGCTCTACGTCGTCAACACGGCCGAGCCGGACGGTATGGGCGATATCCGGATCTATTTGGGCCTCGCCAGCGACCGCGAAGCGCATCGCATTCCGCTGCCGCCGGTCTGCTGAGCATCCGCTGATGTCCGGCGCACAACAAACCCAGGCGGCGCAGCTGCGCAGCCTCGCCGCAACAACGTTGCTGGCCCAGAACACGATCGCCGCAACCCGGGTCGAGCAGGAACGCACGCTGCCGCTGGCGGCGGGCGATCTGCCGCATTTGAACGTCTTTGTCGATGAATCCGGTGCCGCCGAATATCAGGGCGGTCCGCGCTTCAAAGTGACGGCGAAGCTGATGATCAAGGGGACCGTGCAACGGGCCCGCCTGGCCGACGCGGTGGCCGATCTCGATACGCTGACATACCAGATCAAGGATGCGCTGCTGTGCGATCCGGTCTGGATCAAGCTCGCGAACCAGGTTCTGAGCTTCAACGTCACCGGCAGCTTCAAGAGCGACCAGGAGCAGCATCAGGGCGAGGTGCTCATGACGTTCTCCTGCGAATACCTGGAAACCATCGCGCTCCGCGGTCCGGTCGCGATCACCGGCGAAGACATTACGACGCAGGCGGGAATTGCCGGCGTCACGGCGCCGATCGTCAGCTCGTTCACCATCTCAACCTGAGGACGGACCATGTCGCAGACGGTCAACTTCCAGAGCATTCCGCCCGGCCTGCAGGTGCCGATGTTCTGGGCAGAGACGTCGAACGCCCAGGCTGGGGTGAACGTCCAGCAGCAGCGCGTGCTGCTGATTGGCGGCACGCTCAATGCCATGCCGCTGGTGCCGGTCTGGGCGCCGCCGCCGGCCGGCACCGGATCCGCCGGCGCCGGGCAGGCGGTCGCGGCGCAGACCGGGCAGGGCTCGATGCTGGCCGAAATGGCGGCGCTGTATCGGCTTAACGACCCGTTCACCGAATTGTGGTTCCTGCCGATCCCCGCGCCCTCGGGCGGCGTCGCGGCGACGGCAACCGTGGTGATCTCCGGCACGCCCACGGCGGCGGGCACGCTGTCGCTCTATGTCGGCGACCACCTGTTTGCCGTGCCCGTCACGGCGAGCCAGTCCGCCACCTCGATCGCTGCCGCCGTCGCCGCCGCCATCAACGGCGCACCGGCGCCGGTCAGCGCCACGAGTTCGACCGGCACGGTAACGCTGACGGCCAAATTCACCGGCATCCACTACAACCAGCTCGCGCTGCAGCTGAACTATCAGGGCGCGCCGGTGGGCGAGGCAACGCCGGCCGGCCTCACCGTCTCGATCACCGGCTTCTCGGGTGGCACCGGCGACGTGGTGTTGTCCGGGGTCGCGGCGGCGATCGGCACCCAGGCTTTCGACTTCATCGTCTGCGGCTTCAATGACGCCACCTCGCGCGCCGCTCTGACCACGCTGGAAAGCGACAGCGGCGGCCGGTGGAACTGGACCAACCAGCTGTTCGGCGGCGCCTTTGTCGCCGACGTCGATACCGCAACGAACCTGCAGACGCTGGGCGGCACGATGAACGATCAGCATCAGTGCGTGATCGGCTGCACCGGCAGTCCGACGGCGCCCTGGAAGATCGCCGCGGCCGTGATGGGAACGGCGGTGCCGCGCATTATCGCGCAGCCGAACATTCCGCTCGATGGCCTGGTGGTGCAGGGCGTGCTGGCGCCGCCGATCGGCACCAATGACGGTTACAGTGCGTCGACCCTGCAGACCCTGCTGACCACGGGCATTTCGCCGCTGACCTTCGATCGCGCCGGCGCCTGCCACATCGTGCGGCTGATCAGCACCTATCAGACCAATCAGTTCGGTGTCAGCGACCAAAGTTATTACGATATCGGCGTGCTCTACACGATCATGGCGGTGTTGCGCACCCTGCAGGCGAATTCGACCTCGCGGCTCGCACAGAAACTCCTGGTCGACGACGGCACGCCGATCGGCGCCGGACAGCCGGCGATCTCGCCCTCGATCGAGCGCATGAACATTTATCACGATTACCTGCAAATGCAGGCGAACCTCTGGGTCGAAGATGCAGCGGATTTCCTCGCCGGCCTTGTGGTGACGCGGAACGCGACCAATCCGACCCGGCTCGACGTGCTGTTCGATCCGCATATTGTTTCGGGGCTGCACATCTATGCCGTGCTGAACCAGTTCTACCTGCGGGCCGCCACGCCGGCCACGATCACTTCCGCCTGATAGGGAGCACAGGCCATGGCAGTCACCGCCTCGGGCGTTGGCACGATGTCGGTCTACATCGGCGGCACGCTGATGGAGCTGACCGGAAAAGTCGATCTCGAGTACGGCGGCATCACGCGCGAGCCGGTGGTCGGTCCGGGCGGCGTGATCAGCGGCCGCTGGATGGAAAAATACAAGGCGGCGACGCTGTCGATCGAGGTCTCCGACGGCTCCCAGGTCGATGTGGTGGCGTTCAAGGACATCACCTTCGTGCCGCTGCAGATCGCCATGCGCAACGGCAAGACGATCCTAATCCCGAACGCGAGCTGCACCGGCGACGTCAAGGGCGATCTCGCCGGCGGCAAGTTCACGCTGGAGTATTTCGGCGACCCTGCACAGGACATTCTCCCCAATGGCTGATTCCGTTACGCTGACGCTGAGCCGTCCCATCCAGGTCGTCGGCGAGATGCGCGCGACGCTCGCCCTGCGGGAACCCGACGGCGGCATGCTGGCCCGCGCCGGATCCTATGTCCGCATCATCCATCTCGACAGCGGCGAGACGGCCATCGAGCCCATCCCCGGCGGCATGCTGAAACTGATCGCCGCCTGCGCCGGCGTTCCGGTGCGCTCGATCGAAATGCTGGCCGGGCGCGATTTTCAGGAGGCGCAGTCGGCGGTGATGCGTTTTTTGGCGCCGGACCCGGCGCCGGAGACGAACTCCTCGACCGATACTTCGAATGCGCCCGATGGTGGCGCGACGCCGGCTTCATCTTCAGCCTGACCCCGGCCGAGCTGCTGCTGTTTCTTAAGCAGGCGGAACGGATCGCCGAAGCGGAAAAGCCGAAGGAACGCTGATGTCCGGCACCGCGCCCGTCTTCAATGCGCAGATCAAGGGCGTCGATGAAGCAACGGGCGTCTTCGCCAAGGTCGCCAAGAGCCTGCATGGCCTGGTGGAATCGACCAAAAGCCTCGCCACCGCCACCAAGGGTCTGGGCCATACGGCGGCGACCGCCGCGACCTCGCACCAACGCTTCCTCGCCACGCTCGGCGCGCATTTCCGGCTGCTGCACGGCCATATCGGTTCGGTCAATGCCGGCATCGTCAGCGTCCGCAACTCGCTTTCGGAGCTGATTCCGGCGATCGGCGCGCTCGGCGCCGGGGCCACGTTTGCCGGCCTGCTGGAGCTCACGCACAGCGTCTCCGAGGCCCAGGTGGCGCTGGTCGCGATGACGCAGAAGCTGGGCATCAGCGAGACGCAGCTGCTCGGCCTGAGCTATGCCGCAAAAGTCTCCGCCGTTCCGGTCGAGACGGTCACCCGCAGCATCGAGCGGCTCAATAAGACCGTCGGTCAGACCGTCGTCGGCCACGACAAGCAGGCCGCCGCACTGTTTCATCATCTGCGGATCAGCCTGAAAGACGCCAACGGGCACATCCGCAGCGCCGGCGATCTGATGCCGCAGCTGGCGGACGCCTTCAGGAAGACGCGGGATCCCGCGATGCAGGCCTACATGGCCTTCACCCTGTTCGGCCGCGCCGGACAGGAAATGCTGCCGATGCTGCTGCAGGGCGGCGACGCGATCAGGGAGCTGACCGCGGAAGGTGCGAAGCTGGCCTATATCACGACGCCAGAACAAAAACGGTCGCTGCGGGAATTCGCCGACAGCTGGATCGGCCTCGAAGCCGCGGTCGGCGGTTTCAAGACCGAAATCGGCGCCGAGCTCGCGCCCGTGCTGGCGCCGCTGATTGCGATGGCCAAGGAATGGGTGCTCGCCAATCGCGACTGGATCGCCCAGGGCATCGCCGCCAAGGTGAAGCTGCTGGCCGACGGACTGCGACAGCTGGATATCGAGGAGATCGTTCGCCAGACGACGGAATGGGTCCATTGGACGATGGACCTCATCAACCATCTGGGCGGCATGCGCACCGTGATCGGCGCGCTGGTGCTGATGCTGGGCTCGCCGCTGATCGAGGCGGTCAGAGGGGCGATCGAGATCTTCTTCAGCCTCGGCCGGGTGCTGCTAAGCCTGGGTGCGATCCTGTGGGCGAACCCGATCCTGCTCGCGATCGCCGCGGTCGCGGCGGCGGGGTTCCTGCTTTACGAAAACTGGGCCTGGGTAAAGGAAAAAGTCGGCGCTATCTTCGTCTGGTTCTCCGGTCAGAAGGAATGGGTCAAGGATCTGCTGACGGCGATCATGCCGATCGTCTTCGTGCCGATGCAGATCGTTGAGCACTGGGAACCGATCAAGGCATTCTTCATCAACCTGTGGGCGGAGATCACGGGCGGCTTCGTCAAGGCGATGGCCGATATCCAGCCGATCATCGATCGCCTGATGCAGTTCGGCGACTGGGTCGCCCATCTTTCGCTCGGTCATATTGCCGACGACGTGAAATCCGCGCTGTCGATCGGCCCGTCCCCGGCGCCGTTCCTGCACGGCTACCGGCCGCCGGCGGCCACCGCACCGAACGGCGAAGGCACCGGCCAGGACAATGCCGCGCGCGCCGGCTGGTGGGGTTCCTGGGGCGGCGGTCCGCTGCCGGCGCCGAGCCTCTATCGCGAGGGCGGTCCGGCCGCCGCGGCCGCAGTGCAACCGCCCCAGAAGGGCACCGTCACGGTCAACATCACAGGGTCCAACATGGCGCCGGGCACGGTGGTGACAACGACCAGCTCGGGCATCGCCCAGGTGGGCACGACGGATGTCGGCCATATCTCGCCGATGCCGAACCGGAACTGACGCATGTCGGGATCGCTGCTTTCGAACCTGTCCGCGGCGCTCGGCGGCCTGCTCGGCTGGCGCGTGGCGCTGCTGCCGGGCTCGTTCAACGGCGTGCCGTTCTACATGAACACGGCCCGAGGCTCCGGCGGCCGCCGTCTGGTCACGCACGAGTTTCCGCTGCGCGACATTCCGGCCCTGGAAGACCTCGGGCAGAAGGCCAACGAATTCCGCCTGCAGGTGTTCGTCGTCGGCAACGGCTACATGGCGCAACGGGATGCGCTGATTGCCGCGTGCCAGGGCAGTGCGAACGCGGGTATCCTGGTGCACCCGACGCAGGGCGTCATCAGTTGCCGGGCCGGTATCATCGACTGGCTGGAGAACCCGAAGGACCAGGGCGGCTTCTGCGTCTTCGAGATCGACTTCCACAAGGAGGGCGATCAGCCGGCGCCGTTCGGCTCGGACAGCGTGAGCCAGCTGCTCGGCGGGGTCACCTCGATGATCTCCCTGGCCGTCGGCGTCTACGCCACGGTCAGCGCGATCGTGCAGAACCCGGCACTGCTGCTGGGCTACGCGTCGACGTGGCTGGGCGAGCTGGGAGGCGCGCTGCTCGGGCTGCCGGCGGCCACGATCGTCGGGCTGTCGCTGGCCGTCGGCACGATTACCCAGGCGGTGATCAACGACCTCGCGACCGGGAACGCGGTGCAGAACGTGTTCCAGGCGGCCGCGGCCAACGTCATTACGGCGCAGACGCCGCCGGTCGATCCGAACGACCCGATCCAGGGCATCACGCCGCTGATCGCCGCGGCGGCCGATCTCACGGGCGGGCTGGCGGCGCTGGCCACCTGGGGCGATACGCTGACACCCCCGGTCGGGGCCGGCGCCGCCCTGGCCACGCTGCAGGCGCAGCAGGCGGCGATCGTCGCTTTGGTCGAGGGCGCGGCGACCCTCGCGGTCATGACCGTCTACGCCAACACGGACTTCGTCAGCGCCAATGCGGCAACCGCGGCGCGGGCGCAGGTGCTGTCGTTCGTTGACCGCCAGTCGGCCGCCGCCAATCTGGCAGGCAACGATAATCTCTATCGCGCATGGCTCGCTCTCGGCGCGCTGGCGATGCAGGACTTCATCCAGCGTGCGCAGAACCTGCCATCGCTGGTCGCCTACAAAATTCCCGCCAGCCGATCGAGCCTCGTGCTGGCGCAGCTCTGGTACCAGGACGCCAATCGGGCCACCGAGTTGGAGGTATTGAACGATGCACCGCATCCTTTGTTCATGCCGACTTCCGGCGTGAGGCTGTCGGTATGAGCGATCGGTTTCGCGGCAGCGACCCGGCCGGCCGGCCGGCGGACTTCGGCGGCACGTTGCCGCCGCGCCGGCTGCGCCAACTGGAGGTGGCGCCGGATCCGCTGGCGCCGAGCCCGGGCTGCAGCGATGAACAGTGCGAACAGTGCGCGGTCCACGGATCGGACTGCGTGGCCTGCCTCATCCTGGGCGCGGTTTCGGGGGGCGTCGCCGTCCTGGTCGTGCTTGGGCTGCTTTGGGTTTTCGTGTGACGGCGCCGCCCGATCAGATCTCGCTGGTGGTTGCCGGGCAGTCCTATACCGGCTGGAAGGAAATCAGCATCACGCGTGGCATCGATCGTTGCGTTTCCACGTTTTCCATGCTGACCATGGACCGGCCGAGCGGCCCGATCGTGGCACCGTTCGATCCGATCCAGATCTATGCCAACACGGATCTGCTGCTGACCGGCCATGTCGAGACGGTCGAGATCGACCTCGACCGCGGCAGGCACGATGTTCGCATCACCGGGCACAGCCTGACCAAGGATCTGACCGACTGCACGCCGGACATCAAGCCGGGCCAGTATGCCGGGTTCACGGTTGCGGCGATCGCCAGGGCGATCTGCCAGCTGTTCAACATCACGGCGGTGATCCAGAGCGCCAATGCGAACGTCGTGGTGGAGAACACGAACCTGCAGCGTTCCGAGAGCGCGTTTCGCTTCCTCGAGCGGCTGTGCAACCTCGCGGGCGTGCTGACCACGGACAACCCGATGGGCCAGCTGGTGCTGACCGTCGCCGGTCAGGCCCGCAGCGCGACGCATCTGACCCAGGGCGGCAATCTGGAGCGGCTGCGCGGCTCGTTCAACGTCGCGCGCCGGTTCAGCGAGTACATCGTCAAGGGTCAGGCTGCCATCGGCTACGGCAATCCGTTCAACCTCGACGGCGCCGGTGGCACGACGGGATCGACGTCCGGAAAGGTGCAGACCGCGATGCAGGCCATGGCGATAGATGCGGGCGTGCCGCGCTACCGCCCGCACGTCACTCTGGCGGAAAGCCAGCTGACACCGCAGCAGCTGCAGGCGCGGGCGAACTGGCAGAGACAGTTCGCCTACGGGAAGTCGATCATCGTTCATGCCCGGCTGCGCGGGTTTCGTCAGGATAACGGAACGTTGTGGCAGCCGAACCTGATGATCCCGCTGACGGCGCCGGCGATCTATGCCGACGACGACGTGCTGATCGCCCAGGTGACCTATACGCTCGATGCGACATCGAACGGACATGTCACCGACCTCGTGCTCGGTCCGGTCGAGGGCTATACGCCGGATCCCGGCAGCGTGAAGCTGAAGAAGCAGAAGAAGGGCAAAAAGGGCAAGGCCGGCGCTGCCGGCTACAACTTCGACGGGGCGGGCGGCTTTCCATGAGCGTTCCGGCCGATTCCAACCTGACGCGCGCGACCGTCACCAACGTGAAGATGGGCCAGCGCACCTTCATCCAGATCAACGGTCTCGATGGCGTCACGCAAAACTGGGTCGAACTGCTGCTGCCGCCGGGCTACACGGCGCACCCCGTCGTGGGGGCGGACGTCGCGCTGTTTCAGGTGATGGGCAGCAGCGATCACGTGATCGCTCTGGGCGGCGATATGCTGGGCAATGCCGTCGCGGACCTCGCACCCGGCGAATTCGGCTTTAGCGACGGCAGCAACATGGTGCTGTTTCAGGGCGGTTATCTGAAACTGATCAGTCCGACCAAGGTGCGGGTGCAGGCGCCGCTGCTGGAGTGCACCGGCCAGATCACCGCGAACTGCGACGGCGCCTTCACCACGCTCTCACAACACGTGCATCCGGCGATCGATACGCCGCCGACGCCCGGCACCTGAAAGGCACTGTGCAAATGGCATATGTTTACGTGCAACGCACCGGCGAGCTGTTCGAGGCCGCCGGGCATGTGGTGGGCAACGGCTATTCCGGCCACGGCGAAGGCCTCAACAATCCGGAATGGGAGGACAAGGTCGGCGCCGGACCGGTGCCCTGCGGCAAATATGCCATTGGATCGCCGCATACGCCGATCGACCATCTGGGGCCGGTTGCGCTGCCGCTGATCCCGGCGCCCGAGAACGACATGAAGGGCCGCTGCGGTTTCTTCATCCACGGCGACAATCAGTTCCTGAACCAGTCGGCATCGAACGGCTGCATCATCCTGGTGCGTCCGGTGCGCGAGCTGCTGGCCTATCATGCCCGCGAGAAGCTGTTGATCGTCGTCGCCGAACGTGACGATGTCGCCGGGCTCTACAAGAGCATGACGCCCTGACGTTCTGGCGCTGATCGCCGATGACCGATATCGCGCTGGTCTGGGACAATGTGAACGGCCGGGCTGATTTCGCGATCGTGAACGGCGACCTGCAGATGGATGCCGGGCTGTGGACCGCGGTGCTGATCAGCCTGTTCTGCGATCGCCAGGCGGATCCGTCCGACATCATTCCCGACGGCAGCACCGATCCGCGCGGCTGGTGGGGCGACACGCCGCCGGCCGGGGTCGATGCCGCCGGCATCGATCTGACGGGATCGAAACTGTGGCTGCTGCCGAAACTGCAGGTCGACAACACGCTGCAGCAGGCCGAGGCCTATGTGACGCAGGCGCTGCAATGGATGATTGCCGACGGGGTCGCGACCGCGGTCAGCTGCGTCGCGTCGTATCCGCAGCGCGGCTGGCTCGGCCTGCAGATCACGATCCAACAGGGCGCCACGTCGACCGTTTACGATCTCCAATGGAGCGCCAGCTGAGCCATGCCGTTTCCGGTGCCTTCGCGCGATGATCTGACGGCACAGATCACCGCGGACCAACAGGTCCGGATCGCCGGCGCCGATACCTCGCTGCGCTATTCGGTGCTCGGGATCCTGGCCAAGGTCTGGGCCGGGCCGCTGGCGCTGATCTGGGGTTTCCTCGGCCGCTACTGGTCGAAGCAGTTCTTCGTCGACAGTGCGGAAAGCCCGTATCTGGAACGCCGCCTCGCGCCTTATGGCATCGTGCCGGAAAATGCGGCGCCGGCGACCGGCAATGTGATCTTCACCGGCACCTCGGGCGTTTCGATCCCGATCCCGATCGGCACCATCGTGCAGACGCAGGACGGCTCGATCCAGTATGCGACGCTGGCGGCGGCGACGATGACCACCGGAACCGTCACCGTTGCGGTGGCCGCCACGGTGGGCAGCAGTGCCAGCAATCAGCCGGCCGGCACCATCCTCGCGCTCTATGCGGCGATCGCCGGGGTCAACCCGGCAGCGATCGTCGACCCGAGCGGCTTGTCCGGCGGTGCGGATGCCGAGACCGACACCAGTCTGCGCACCCGTGGCATCGCGCGTCTGGCCCAGCCGCCACAGGGCGGCGCGTGGTTCGACTATGTCGCCTGGGCCAAGACGGTGCCGGGGGTTACCCGGGTGTGGGTTTATCCGCTCAATCGCGGTGCGGGGACGGTCGACGTGACCTTCGTGATGGACGGCCGAACCAACATCGTGCCGCTGTCGGGCGACGTCGCCAACGTGCAGGCGGCGCTCAACAATCTGCGGCCGGTCACCGCCAACGTGCTGGTCTGGGCGCCAACGACGGCCGCGCTGACCATCACGATCGCCAACCTGAACCCGAACAACGCGCAGACGCAGGCGAACATCACGGCGCAGCTGAACCAGCTGGCGGATTCCGTGGCGCCAGGCGGCGCACAATATGGCGACGGCGTCTCGACCGCCGCGCCGGGCGGCGTGCTGGATCTGTCGCAGATCTATGCGGCGATCGAGGCGGCCGGCGGTATCGTCGACTTCGATCTGACGGCGCCGACCGTCGATACCACGTACGGCACCGGGGTGATCCCGGCGGCGCCGACGATCACGATTACATGAGCTTTCTGTCCGGGCTGGGGCCGCCGGATTTTCTCCGGGCGCTGCTCGATGCGCCGCCGCCGGGACGCGCCTTCAGCGGCGATCCCGATACGGTGCAGGCCCAGATGTTCACCCCGCCCGGGGATGCGCT